AGACCGGAACCCGGTACGTGATTCCATAGAGGTCATTGTGTACAGGAGTAGGTTCGAAAGGATTCTCAATGAAGATGGTTGAAGATCTAGGAGTTTGGACGTTGTATGACTGAGGCCGAGACATGCCAAAACAAAAATCTCTATCATTTGATGTTACAGATGCCTTGTCTTTGGTGCGTGAATGCTTGACTGTAGATTACTTTCGTCCGTGGGATGGTAAGATTGCTATCCCGGCAAGCTTCATCCCTGGTAAGGGAAAGCTCCTCGTGGCAGTTGGGGATAACGCCACAGGAAAAAGCTTTTTCCGGCGAATCGTGCAGAGTGTATGCAAGCGAACAGGAATTGAGTGCATCCACCTGTCTATGGAAGCCCGTCGGAACATTGCCTACAACCCTGGACTAGCTTTTGTATATGGCTCCGAGGACTACCAGAGCACAGGGGTGAACTCGGCTAACACTGTCCTTGGGGCCATACAGACGAGCAAGGACCGAGAGAATCGGCACGTCATTTTCTGGGACGAGCCTGACATTGGGTTATCGGATGACTGGTCAGCCTCAGCTGGGGTTGAGATCAAAGCCTTCATGGAAGCCGCTCCGGGCCCTCTCGTAGCCGCCGTGGTGGTCACACACAACAAAGCCTTGCTGAGACAGTTGCTCCCCCTAAATCCTCATTTCTTGCATTTCGGAGAAGATCCTCCTACCAGCTTATCTGAATGGCTGGAAAAACCAATACGAATCCGACCCCTGTCTGAATTAGAGGAGGAAGGCCATCGACGTTTCAGATTGATTCAATCGATCCTCAAAGGTGATTAGGGAGGTGATAAGTGCGCTCCGAAGCTTATTCCATCCGAGGGAAGCCTGTAGCACCAAGAAAGCCACGCGTGCTCATACTAGACCTAGAAGGCTACATCATCGTCGAGGATGATGACGGGGGACCCTACGCTGAGTTTGCCTTCCCGTCAGGCATCGAAACTTTTGCAAGGGCCTCTCTCCTTCCCAGTGACCTTTTCGAGAGCGCCTTGAGGCAAGCCATCGTCGGTCATGATACTTGGTCCTATGACCCATGCAAAGTTGGTTCTAAGGTCTATGGGGAGGCACCCGAACGAACTATCCCCAATAGAGTTCGGGTCATCAATGTGGCTCGTTGGAAAGTAAAGAATTGGGCAATTTTTGTAATAAACAGAACCTCGGAGTTGTTCATTCGTATAGCCATCTTGGACCCGGACATTAGAGTCTTGGTCAAAAATGCCCTCACTCCAAGCACACTTAGGTAACGAGTAGTTGCTTGCTGTCAAATTTATTTATCAGTTGTGACAGACATGGCCTGCCTCAACATCATCCAATCTGTAGTTCATCGATTCCAGAAAACCGCCGAGACTGAGTGGATTGACAACCATACTGATGTCTGGATGGTCAAAAATCCAACGTCTGAGGCAATCTCTCGCCTCAAACGAAAAAAGTTTCAGTACCATAATAGGGGTTACTGGTATCTACCAAAATCCCATATAACTGAGGCCGAGTTCAAAAAGCTTCGAGCGCTAAGCGAAAAAGCAGAACAAGGTGCTGGTCAAAAAGAAAAGGACCTGGAGGAAAAGGCTCGGAAACGTGATTTAGAGATTCGTACCTTGTTTAACGAAGCCTCACAGAGAAACTACGTTGGGTTTGAGATTCTTCGTAACCCACACCTCCCAGAGCTGAAAATACAAGGGGATACTTACCCAATTCGACAGTTAGCCCGGGATGCCGGGGGAGAATGGGACCAAGGTGCCTGGTACTTCAATATCAATAGGACTAAGATTCCGGAATTCAAGAAATTAATAGATGAAATCAAGGACATCTCGGACAAGATGAAGAACTTGATGTCCGACTTCGATGACTTACTGCGGGAGAGGAAGTACTGGTATGGGCTGAGGGTTGGTATGCAGTTTACAGGTAATGAGGTTTTGGTCCACGGTGATACACAGGCAATCAAAGAACACCTTCATGGGTTTAAGGCTAAGGGCTCCGATTGGGTTATAGACATTCGAGAGTATAACCCTGCGGACTGCAAGAAACTCATCGAACTACTTGATACTCTGGACCAAAAAGCAAAAGAAGAGAAAGAAGAGAAAAGAAAACTAGAGCCCCCTCGTCCTGTTTCTACTCCCAGGGACGAAAGAGAGAATGTGATCAAGAAGCCCAATAAGCAACCTGGGAACTGTTATTTCTGTAAGGGTTTGGTTAAGACCGGTGAGGGATGGTTGATCGTTTTTCAAAAAGCGTTTGATGAACGCGATTATTGGTCTCCCGTTCACAAAGATCCAAAGGTATGTGAGAAGATCAAAGAAGAGAATAAGCTGAAGAAAGATCTGTTGCAGTCACAGGGCAAGATGTTCACTGACCTGATGGATCTCTCTATGAGTAAAGGGGTTGCTCCGAAAGTGGAGAAGCCAATAGTACCACCGGGAGAGCTAATCATGCTCAGTGGTAGAAACGTTGCTCATGGTCGTGGCTACTGGGTAGTGATTGAGCCGGATAAGCGACATTATTGGTGGGTACAAAATAACGGTGCCGATGGGGATGATTGGGGTCAGAATAACATCCGCACTGAAGGCGCAGGAGCTATCGGTTGGCGAGTAGAGATGACCCCCGAAGCGAAAATCTTGATCGAGGGTCTATCCGGGAAGTCAATCGACAGCTAATAAGGACCCTTCGATTACTAGTTCTTTTTCCTGAAGGGCCACAGTAGCGGTCTCTATTATCTTAGTACCTTTCGCTTTTCTAGCCCCTTGGCGATAAACCCTATGCTCCTTACCCTCATACTTGAACGTCCGGTAAGGCAGACTTCGAATCCACGTCGCTTGTAACCGACTACCCAACTTTTCTACGGTCAGGGTAGACCCACCAAGAAGGGCTTGGTCGATAGGATCTATACCAGAGCACTCACCAGGGACGTCAGACTCGAACGGATCCCCTTGAAGAGCTTCACCGAGCGACAATAGTCCGATGTGAAAACTCGGGTACCTTCCAGATAAAAAATTGGAATGCAGTAGGACGAAAATTCTATTTTTCTCTGCACTTGCTTCCAGAAATCCACCTGCTAAAATCCTCGCATCAACAAGGTCCGATTCACGTGTCAAGTGTTGAAAACGAGTAAGAACGACCTCAGAGGGGTCGTCAACCTCCAAGTCTCTATTGAATCTATTCTTCACCTGATCACTCCTCACTCAGTACTTCGAGGACATGGCCGGTGACGGATAGGGACCCATTTTCATCTTCAAATCGGTCAACCCACATCCCTATGTGGTTCACATTCGGAATGCTGCACTCGATGCCAGGAATGGTTTCCTCTGAGATCTCAAACTCCTCTTGCTCACGAGTTACCAAGATCGTTCGACGTTCAAGACGTTGCCGCCCATATGGGACGGGAAGTAGAACCCACAACATTAGAGCACCGTCATGAGAACGGTCTTCCGCCGAAAGAATTTGCGCTCCCGCAGGAAGCTCCAACACTCTTATATGTTTTCGTTTATCCAAAGGAAAGCCTCGGATCATTTGCCTTGGCTTTTGAAAGGACACTACCTGTACGTTCATACAGATCCCCCTAACACCGATTTTGAAACCTACGCCTGAACATCCCTCAACAATTTCATTTGGTGTAGGAAAAAACATGCCACCTCAAGTAGGTCAGATGGTATTCCTACGACCTCACGACCCAACGGCCACCGAAGTTCTTCCGGAGTCTATGGCGCAAGTCATGTATATCGGCTCGGAGGAAATACACCTGAGATCGATTCACAACAACAACTTCTTACTGGTAATGATACCACTACACAACTTTGACCACGATTGGATTCCTATGGAGGACTTGGAATCTAATGGGCTACATATAGCAAACGTCTTACCAGGTGTTACTTACCACACATCTGAACCAAGTTTCGTTGGCACCATACCAACTCGTAGTGACATCCCAATCAGTCAAGAGTCCATGCGTATTGAGCTACGAAAAGGATTCACCGAAAACATAATAGGGCACCCAACCGGTCCGATTAGAGAACTGTCTAACGTTGAAGTGCCATACGACACGCAACTTGGAACTCTCGTTCAAATAGTAAGGGGAGGGGTGACTGAAAACTACATTGTAACAAGGGTTGTGACTCATGAGTCACCTTTTTACACTCAGGTCATAACCACAAGTTATGCAACCCTTCGTGAAGTGCAACCCGCGCTCCCTTCTTGGTTTTGCACAGGAGCTCGGGTGCTATCTCGTAGTACACACCAAGAGGGCATCGTAACTGGGATCGTGGATGGACGAATCCATATCCGACAAGGATCTGTCGTCCAAGCGTATACACTCGAACTAGCACAAACTCTATTCGACCCGATTGTCCTGACCATCCCACCGTGGTTATCCGTGGGCGTGCGTCTGAGGTTGCTCAAAAGTGAACAAATTTATACGGTTTTGGAAATAAATCCAGTTACCCGTGTCCTAGTCGTGACGATCGATGGGGAGCATCGCCCTCAGAGGTTCTCACTTGCCGACGTCGAGCAACATTGGAGCCTCGTCGAAAGTTTACAAGAAACACGCCCACACGATAGAGGTCGAACCCCTTACTCCCCTTACGCCCCTGAACTCAATGATATCTTGCCCGAATGGATCAAACCGGGAAGTTTCATCCGCACGATAGCCAGGCCTCATAAAATTCTATGGGTTGCGAGCATCGATAGGCAACGAGGGATCGCGAAAGCACAACGTGTCGTTAAATTTGAACCTGAGGTCCAGATAACCGGAACGTGGGAAGAGATACCATTTTATGGTCACGCCTCTGTCAAAAAAAACTACGAACCCTTGGACTCGACAGGGGTGCCCCTTTCCGAGTACAATTGCCCCTACTGTGGAACGTTTGGTAGTAGAAGCAAGTCTATGGAAGAAAGAAGCCTCAAAAAAATCCGAGCCTTTAGTTGTCCAAAAAACCATCGCTGGTCTTTCCTGGCAGATGGGTCTGAAAATGACGGAAATTTAGCTCCACTAAGCCGGTTCGAACGGGAGCTTGATATTTGAGCCCCACTTTGCCGGTGTAATCAGAAGCACGCCAATGACAAAACCCACAAAGAATCAGATCACGAAACAGGTCCCTACCAAACCAGTATGGTGGGACGCAAACTTATGCACGAGTTTAGACAACTACGTTCCTACAGCTCGAATGCTCGTAACGCATGCAATTGCGTCAGGGGCTACAGTCTTCACGGGTAACTGCCGTGGAGTGCTAGAGGACGACGGAGAGGAGGGGGCAGTCCAGATGTTTTTGAAAGCCCTATCCGACAAGGTTGGGGCTAGTGCTATTTTCGCGAGTGGTCCAATTTTTGGACGCGGGGCTTATGAAACGTGGCTTTTATGGGCCGAAGGCACAATAGTAGTAAAGGTAGGTACCGACAACAAGATCACTGTCTCGCTTGCGACCATTAACCAAGCACAGTATGTGGCGCTCGGAGAGACAATTGGTAGGTACCTGCTTCCGGAAAATGTCCGAAGCCCAGTTTATTCTTTGGCTGATGGACCAAACGGAATCGAGATAGCAGAGGTCGGATCAGCCTCCAAACCTTGGGAAGAAGAGAACTATTCGGAAGAGGTCGTCGAGGATTTCAAATTTGCCCGCGCCGAATTAGAGAGAGAAGAACCTTTGGGTCGCCTGCTTTTGATCGATGGCGAACCAGGAACAGGAAAAACCTTCTTTATTCGCGGCCTTATGGAGATAGTTTATGACGCAATTTTCGTACTGGTACCAAGCCATATGGTCGAAAATCTTTCGGGACCTGAACTGGTGCCGATGTTGATTCGTGCACGCGGTCTTGCAGGAAGCGATAAGCCCATCATCCTCGTCATTGAGGACGCGGATAAGGCCCTAGTCCCCAGAAACGACCAAGAAGGGTCTCTTACGGCAATTTCTGCTCTGCTAAATGTCTCAGATGGAATTTTAGGGCATACCCTTAACCTAAGGATCGTCTGCACCACTAACGCAAAAATTGAGGAAATTGACCCAGCCCTCAAAAGGCCAGGTCGCCTATCGAGGCAAATTCATGTTGGTTTACTAGATGCAAAAAAGGCCTCTGAGGTTTACTATCGCCTGACAGGTACTGAGGGAGTGCAATTCGAAGGCCCTATGCCTCTTGCCGAGGTCTACCGATTTGCAAAAGCTGAAGAGATCGCCGACTCGGAAGATGAGACCGACGAAAGTGAGGAAGAGGAAGAAGACGATGACGTGGACTGGGACGATGACGAGGACGAAGATTGATGCGAAAGCCCACTGATCTTATCCTTTTACGAGCCCTCCTCGGCTCTAAGGCTCGTTTATCGGATAGCGAGGAGAAAGCATTTAGGGGTATGCTCACTGACTTGGAGAATGGAAAGATCATCAATTTATCCAAGTCACAGAGAACATGGGCCGAGCAAAAGTACTATCACCTGCAACTCGATCGGGCATACAAGGACATTCCGCCCCCTAAAGTCACAGTTCGCAAAGAGGCTCCGATCAAACTCCCATGGGAAAAAAATCTCCCCCTGAAGCCACCCGGTAAAACCTGAGTTACCTGCTGCTGGGTGGAGGATCTTCTTGGCCCGCCGGAGGGTGACTCGACGCTAAGCTCGTGAGCATTCGCTGAGATATCAATTCTAACTTATTGGTGAGTTCAGTCAGAACTGCCTCAATTTCACCCTCTGTTTCAACCAGAATTACATCTCCGAGCATGACCCTCCCCTGCCATAGGTCTGTCGATCCTTCTTCAGACGGGACACCAGTGAAGACTATGGACCCGTATGGGGATAAGGTACGGACAGCATTGCATAGGTGGGTAAGCCTTCTCACGAGGGCCTCCTTCATTATCGGTATTTGAAAGAAGCATGAACGATATCAAACCAGAGATCGAGCAGTCCTGTGAAAATGCTCAAGAGAATGCGTTTCCACGCATGACGAATGAAGCGCTTGCCAACTTCGTAATGAACTACTGTGACGGAAAGCTGCTCATGTCCAGTAATTTACCCAACCGACTTCTTCCACTGGTATTCCTCCCCCTCATGTTTGCCCTCCCTCAGTACAACGAAGCTACTCTCAAAAGTATCGGGCTTTTTTGGGAGTACTTTGACAAGGCAGGGCCGAGATTCATCAATGGGTACCCGTGCTTCACTACGTGTCATATCATGCGTTCCGAGGATTGGGAACGAGCCAAGCGAGCTATCAAGGTTGAGCAAGATCTACGAATGGATCGACGACATAACCTGTTCAAAGAGGTTTAGTCCTCTTTGGCAGCGTCGATCAGAACTTTGGCCTCCTCAGTCATCTCGCACCGATAGCCGATTGCTCCGGCTCCTCCAGTTTGTATGTTATTCTGACTCCAGTCATCCCCGTCATGACCGTTGTTAATTACATACCAAAAGTAATTCCCATTTGGTTCTAGGACTACCCAGGTACCACCCCCGTAGATCCTTCCAGCACTACTAATCATGACCTCGGTCCATCCCCTTAAATTATGCTCCCCTGGCATATAATTTGAGGGTTTGGCGCAGTATTCCCGAAGGCTTCGTTCGGCTTGATGTGCCAAATCACGGCATCAAGCAATAAATTAACAAAGGCTCATTGGGCACAGTTAAACAATCCATCCTATTGGGTAACCTAGAAATTCTAGTTAACCCTTCCCGGCCTCCCTTCGGGGTATTTAGTAGTTATGCTATTTCGACTTGATAACCCTAGGCTCATCATGAATGCCCAAGAATTCCCGGCAAACATGGTGATTTATTGCCTTGCATACGATGGGTGCCCCGGAGACGTAGCTGTCCACTACCTGGAAAACAGCCATCGAATGACAGAAGGCCTTCAACCTACCCGAGGATTTGACATTTTCGAAGGAATGCGGGTTCATGAATATGTGATTCCATTTCAGAACCTGCACGATTCATTTGGAAGAAGAGGCTCCACGGCTGGATTCAACATCATCGCCAGGTCCTCATTTCGTGTTGCGGCTGCCAGCTATGGAACCAGAACTCTCGACATGACCATGATCTTCCCCCTAAATGGTGGGGGTATAATTCGTATTGCAATGGGGGCGCAAGAATGGGACATCGCCAACCCAACATTTGACCCTCGTGCACCAGTTCCTGCGGTAAATATGAACTATGGAGCTGGGCGAGGGAATGAATACATGAGCGGTCCAGCAGGTATCGACAATATGCGGGTACCTGAAGAGATTCTCGTTAACGCTTACCAAAGAACGCATCGCGGCTATGTAGGTGGATCAGCAAGTGAGGTAGAACGGCGAAGGCAAGAACGGCTTGCAAACTTTGATTTTCAAGAAGTCCCGTCAGACGCAGTTGAGGCCAGCCGCTTGGCTCGAATAGCTCAAGCTAACGCTAGTGCGAACCAAGACAGCCCCTCTCCAGAAACACCTAGTATTGTCCTGCCAGTACCTAAGGTTTCAAAGGCCCCCCCAAGGTCACGTTTAGAGCGCATCGCGGACGACGAGAAGTAAACAATGATTTTTGCTCGCGGTGTACTCATCCTCATGCAAATTCAGGCCACACTTCGCCATGTCATCGGGATCGGTTTTCGGAGAATCTCAGATATTCTCCTATCCGACTTTCCTGCTACAGTCACAAATTCACCTAAGGCTCCAGCGGAACCAGTTCAGGAGACGAAAAAGCCTAGGGACCGAAGTAGCTATGACATGACCGAACACAAGACATTTTACATCGCCGCATCGGGGATCCTTCGGTCCATGCTTCAAGACTTTGAGGGGAAAACGGTGAGGGAACTAGAAGCTACTGTAGATTGCTCTCCGTCAACCATTCGAGCAACCGCAAAAAAACTAGTAGAACAGGGGGCTCTATCAGCCGAGGGATTCCCAGCAGTTTATAGGCTTAAAGACGACCAAACAGCTGCATTGATTCGACTTGCAGAGTATCAAAAAAAGTGCCTCTAACGAAAGCGGACCCGAGCTTGTACGAGGGTCCGATAAAGCGCCTGCTTCCCCGGAAGGGAAAAGGGAATCTTGACTGACAGCTGTTCCCCTCCATTGTCCCCGCCCCATAAAACCATCTCATACGAAGTCCACTCTAAGGGGTTTATGGAGAAAGAACTAACGTCTTTTGAGCTATACGAAAGCGTAACGTGAGGCTTGTACTCCGGGAACTTCTTGGAGTAATCTACCCTAGCCTTGTCTAGACCTTTGCATAACTCCCTATGAAGCTTATGCAGCTCGGGACTTTCTACCCTCGTAATGACCGGGACCCCGTCGTCTCCCTTTGGAAAACAACTGACCCTATCTAGACTTAAGGCAAAAGGAACTACCTTTTCCGAAACCTCGTAGGCGACCATGATCGCTTTCATAATCGTGTTGATTGGGATGTTATCCCCGAGATAGACCAAAGTAATGTGTGCCTCTTTTTCTGGCACACGATCACCGGGTACATCTATCTTTTTGAGACTCTGGACTATCTCATCCGGTACGAGGATGCCTAGTATTGCCATCTTACCAGTGACAAGATACAAGGAGTCCATGCAACTCGGACTACGCCTTCATACGTTCTTTCGTGACAGGAAAGAATAGTACTCCAGCAGACTTCTTTTCATTGGATCTCTGGTACGCCAGCTCACAGAGCATCATACAGTAGCAACCTAGAATGACGGCGCGCTCAAACAGGGCCCGAGGGTTGGCTCGGTTTACCTTAGCTGGATCCAGTTCCAGGATTTTCGACCGAAGCTGTGAAACAATGTCCGTGATAGGCACACCTTCCCAACTTTCTAGGAGGTCTAGGCCCCTGGATTCTAGGTAGAACTCCAAACAGACAGCGAATGAGGCTACCTCTGGGCTCACCGGGATTCCCAACTTCTTTGTTTTTCTATACATTGGTCCCTCGAACAAAGAGGGTTCAAGTGAGTTTCCAGCCACCTTTACATAGAATCAAGTTTGAAAGTGCTTCTTGATCAAGCTACACCAGCGAGACAGGACTTCCCTCCCCTGGTTTTTCGGGTCTTTTTCTTTAGTACTCGAAGCCCATTCCTAGGGTTTGAAAGTTACGGTACCCATAAATTATTTATCGAACCAACTCATAGGTTATGGTTTCCATAGACATTTTGGACGAGTGCCTAGCGGTCAAAGTTGCAGCCAGGTACAAAGAGGCCACGCAAAAAACGGTTAGGGTTAAGAACCGCGACACGGGAAACACCCAATGGAAGACCCCCGAGGCCCTGAAAAAGAACCCTGAAAATTACCAAAGGCTCCCCCAGCCCTATGACCGAAACCCTAAGGGAAGACCCCATCGACCAGAACACCCAGGAAATGAAACGCTCCCTGAGCCACCTAAGCCCCCGAAACCAAAGAAGCCCCCGAAACCAAAGAAACTTCCCAAGCTCCCAGTTCCGGTACCCGTAATCCCTGTACCGGAACCGCCCCACCCAGCTCAGCGTCGCCCTATCCCGGGTCAAAAATGGGAACGCCGTGACAGGTGACATGTTCACAAATCGATAGCGTTTTCTCAAAATACGTAAATCCACAAGACTTTTGATTGAATTGGTGTTAAGACATCGTATGCTCGTCGCGACCTGTCGAGGCGAAATGCGATTAATCGCCACCCTCAGTTTCCTCATTATTTTCAGCTATGCCCCTAATCCAGCCTATTGTAGGGGAAATAGCCAACAATGTTACAGATCATGTGTGAGCTGTAGGCTAAGATGTCACAGAAACCAAGAGTGTCAGCATACGTGCTATGAACTGAAGAGATCATGCTGCTTGAGGGATGGGCGCGGACCAGGCCCGCGAGGGGACTGCACTTGTTCTTAATTTGGTTGAAACTTTGGGATGCGAAACGTTGTACCGGTGGACCACGTAAGGTTTACAAGGAGAGAACATGGACAAGCGAAGAGTCGCTGAGCTAGCAGTAATCCGCCGCCTCTCTCACCTATGGGGAGTAGCCCCGTACCGGATTGACGTTGATGTCAATCACCGCACAGGGCAGCTGTGCGTGCAGTTAGACGGAACTCGCCCCCCAAGATACTTCCTTGACATTTTAGAGAATGACATCGAAACAACCACAACGTCCGCCAAGTCGAGGATGAATTAGCATGAAGTTTGTTCAATTGCTGGTTGTCGCGTGGTTTTTGTGCGCATGCGGTGGAACAGAAAGCCCCGAAAACTTGGGGGCTACTACAGAAGTTGATACCGGAGTAGTCGTGAGCGAACCAAGGCCAGACACTGACGCAGGTCGGTCAGATCCGGTTGACTCAAGCATCGTTGATGCAGTCCCAGATGCAAGCGTCATTGTAGACGTGAAATTGGATTCTTGGACTGTGGATGTGCGAATGGATTCTTGGACTGATGTGAACGCCGTGGATGTTACGGTAGACGTTAGGCCTGCCGTTGACGCAATCTCTGATGTAGCTCCCGCTCTGCCAATCGGTTGTGGACCGGGAATGAGGTATACAATAGAGAACGTAATAGAGGTTCGCGACAACGAACAACATCGATTATGGCGACCCCGGTTAGGAATTAAGACCTTCGGCGAGGCCGCTCAGCTCTGTAGCAACCAGGGTTTTAGCTTGGCTACCGTTGCGGAGCTTACCGCCATATCCGGGTCAAGCTGGGCTGGGTGTGCTTGGAAAACAGACATTTTTGCTTGGACAGGAGGACCAACGACAACCGATAAGGCAACCGTTTTTCTCACAATGAACTACGGTAAAGATATCTCGGTAAAGCTTATTCCAAAAACTGCCCCTGCACATGTTTTCTGTGTAATTAGGCCAAAGTGAATACTGACTTATTCGTTGAAAGGGAAGCCCATCGAACGTTGTACTCCTGAGGAGAAAAGCAATGGATCGCCCAAACTTCTACTCCGACAACTGCATCACCTGCGGAACTTATGTCCCCGCAAATGCTGGCGTTGCATTCCCTCCGCCTTCCGGGGGCAGCAAGTGGGTGGTAAAATGCAAGAAATGCGGAGGGGTTGTCGAGGGAGCCAAGCCTAAGATCCAAGTGACCCGAGAGGGGAAGGACATCATCTTCAAACCTACCTCTTTCTTGGGAGGGGACCTATTCTCCGCCTACCGGAAGGCAACGAACGGCGCCAAGTTTGACCCCGTTCGCAAAAGCCAAGTCACCGACCTGGCTCATTCTGTCCTCATAGTCCAAAGACTCCATGAAGCTGGATTCTCCTTAGAACTTCCCCAGGAGCTGGTTGAGTCTCTTCAAAATCAGACAGCTTCCCTCAGGGCCGTCGTAGAGGAAGCGGGGAAGAGGGCAGACAAGGTTGACGCCGCCCTCCATGAGAGAGGGTTAGCCCTGTTTCCGTTTCAACGGGTTGGAGTCCAGTGGCTTGCTTCCCGCTACTCAGCCCTACTAGCAGACGACATGGGGCTGGGAAAAACCATCCAAGCCCTTACCTCGATCCCTCAAGAAGCCCCCGTCCTGGTGGTTTCCCCAGCCGTGGCTAAGGGCGTTTGGCAACGAGAGGCCTCCAAGTGGCGTCCCGAGCTAAAAGTCACGGTCCTAAGTGGTAGAGGAAGTTTTAGGTGGCCCGAATCATCTGAGATAGTGGTGGTCAATTATGATATTCTCCCAGGGGACCTAGCTAAACTGGGGGAGTGTCACCCTGGTACCGTACTAATAGCGGATGAAGCCCACAATTTGAAGGGCTCGAAAACAGCTCGCACAAAGAACTTTCGTGCAATTTCGGAGAAAATTTCGGGAGCCAGCGGTCGGGTTTGGCTATTAACCGCCACTCCACTACTTAACCGACCTCCAGAGCTCTGGAATGTGTTTCAGGCTGCCAACATTGCCCGCGAAGCGTTTGGATCATGGAAAAGTTTCCTTCGGCTCTTTAACGCAACTGAAAATAGGTGGGGGGGCTTTGAGTGGGGTCAACCTGAGCCTGAGGTAGCCGAGGCAATTAGCAGTGTTTCCTTGCGCCGAACCAAAACCGAAGTTCTCCCTGACCTGCCCCAAAAAATGTGGCGCGACGTAAGTGTTGAGTTAGACGCTCCAACCAAACGCCTATGCCAAAAGTTTGAGGAGGCAGTTTCCAAGTATACCAGGTTTTCCAGAATACTGGAACTGGAGTCTCCTGAAGAGGTTGTCGCTCGCCTTCGTTCTGAAAGTGTCGCCAAGTACGGAGACATGGCGGCCGAGATTGACAAGGCATTGTTGGCGTTTTCCCAAATGAACCAGAACGAATTTGAGAAAATTTCAGCCACAAGGGCTGCCATTGCTAAGGCAAAAATCCCAGCGTTACTGGAGCTGGTCGAAGACCTGGAAGAACAGGAAGAGCCAGTTGTTGTGTTCTCGGCACACCGAGCTCCTATTGATTTTCTAGCAAATAGGCCGGGATGGGCTGTCATTACAGGTGACACTCCAAATGAGGAGCGCACCCGAATCGAAAACGAGTTCCAGGCCGGAAAGCTTAAGGGCTTAGCCGGGACCATTACGGCCATGGGAGTTGCCCTTACCCTAACCCATGCCTCTCAGGTAATCTTCGTTGACCGAGAATGGACTCCGGCCCTCAATGACCAGGCGGAGGACAGGTGCTGCCGGATAGGGCAAACCCGTGGTGTTTGCGTGTCCACCTTGGTAGGTAACGTCTTCTTGGATCAACGCGTAAATGCCCTGCTATCAGCTAAGCGTATGATCATCCAAGCATCAGTCACGGCGGCTGCGGACCAGACACCATCCATAGAAATTCCAGAGGTAGACGTAGAATCCATCCAAAAAGAATCTGAGGGAGAGGCTCAAAAGCTGACCGAAGCCCAAGAGGAAGCTAAACGTCGTCAGGAACAATTCGGGAACGAACCAGAAAAGAAAGAGGTATCAGAAAAAGACCGAAAGCGACAATTGAAGCGCAACCGAATCCTCTGGGTTGCCAAGGCTAATATTTCCGAGAGAAGGGCCGCTAAGAACCTCGCGGAAGATTGGGCAGCCCAGAGTCTAGTGACTCTGTCTAACCTTGACCCAGATAGGGCTACCCTTAAGAACGACGAAGGGTTCAGTGCTTTTGACTACCACAAAGGCCATCGCCTTTCCGTAATGGTAGAAATTGGACTTACAGACTCCGAATGGTCGGATGCCATTCGTCTGTGCAAGAAGTATCACCGGCAAGTCGGCGAGTGCCCCAGCGTGGGCTCCGAGCCAATATATCGAAGACAGGCCTAGTAAGGCCACGAGGTACAGTATGACCAATCAAGTGTCAGAGGTGTCATTTTCATTTCTTGGGAAATCTTGGAAGTTCACCAGTTCCCCCGGTGGTCAGGGGAACTGGTACCTTAGAGGCACCAGTGACGAAGGATGGTATCTTGTGCAGATCGTCCAAAACACTTACGGTTGGACGGCCTATTTGTTTTGCGAAGGCGGGCACCTCGCGTCGGTCAACAAATTTACGGAGCAAGAGGCTCTATCCTCCCTCGAAAGCCTTCTGAAATCCGTAGATGTCATCCGGATTCTGGTAGCTAAAGGTGACGAAGGTAAAGCCATATGTCCAGATAAGGTTGACCGGAACTTAGAAGACCACCAAAACGCGAATCCAATCGAGAATAAGCCGGGCTTGAGTTTCGAAGAGCACTATAAACTGCTTGACTTAGCGTGTCTTGCGTCTTGGGTCCACTGGGGTATGGGTTGGTGGAACTTAGATAGCGAGACGAAGATCACTATCATTATTGGATATGCCTGTGAATACCTTACAGGAAGCGTTCGGACCGAGTACCTTACGAAAGAAGATCAGGGTAGTGAAGAGCTACAGGGGTTCAATCCAGGTCAAATCAACGGATACGACCTCTATAAGATTTACGAGTACCTAAAGAGGGACTCATTTGACTTCGTGTGGCATGCTCAAAGAGCAGATAGGTTTTGCCGAGATAGGGGTTATGCTCTGTGGCCTGAACCAGAACGAAAACCTCAGTAATATCGAGTGAGGCAAAGGGTGAGAGTATGAGAGACAAAAGACTGAGAATTGAAGTCGGTGACCGTGTCAAGAGCATGGACAACTATGCTCCAATCCCGCATGAAGGGGTAATCAAGTCTATTGCCCTAGGGATGACTGAGGTTGGGGTCGCCCCGATTATCCGGGTTCTCGTGGATAAGAGTGACGGAAAGGAAGTCGAACCACATTTGCACGAAACCGCCCCGGGGCTTTGGGAAAAAATGTGTGAGGATGGTTCTAACGTTCCAGTCGATCCTTCCTTCTTGAGCCCTACTGTTGTGTGCCCAGCTTGCGGAGAGCATCATGGAACAGGTCCATTCACTCCTGAAATGATGGCCCTATTTGGAAAATTTTCGAATTGTACCGAAACGGATGAACGACTATGCATTCTGCAAGAGCTTGGTGAAAGATTCTTAGATGAGCTGGACTCCACAAATGCAGATCTACCTGAGTGGGTTCATGACATGCTAGAAGACGTCGAACAAGCGTGGACCGCGTACCACAGAATGCTCCTTCGAGTAGGACGACTTGTGGTTCGAAATCTTTCAGAGATAGGGCAGTCAAACGAAGCTATTAGTAGTCACATAAGTAAGGTCATCAAGATACCACTTCCTGGAGGGAAGTCTGGGAAGTTTTCCAACTGACCTATGAAATTCTTTCCACAATCCTCTCAATGGCTTGGAGCTCCGAATCATCCAACTCGGCCCATACCTGGCTGAGCCTAATTGCAATCTTGTCTGCCTTAGCTGTTCCGGCCGGGAGCTTGAATTGACCCAAACTAATCGCCGCTTTTGCCTCTAACTTGTCACGTTGCAGCCCGAGATACTCTGCCGCCTGTTCCAACTTCTTCGAGGCCAGCGGGTTTCGTCGCCCGGTTTCCACGTCAGATAGATAAGGAGCAGAACAACCAAGAATCTTTGCGAGAGCCGAGAGAGTCACCCCTCGCTTCTCCCGGGCCTTGCGAAGGTAGTCTCCAAATATCCGATGCCGGTCTACCACCATTACGCCCTCAAATCCGAGCAAAGTAGCGCCCAAAGGCGACCATGTTTCTGCTGAAGAATTGCCTGATTGTCCTTCGTTCCCCCCCAACCTAGCAGTAGATTCAATGGGCATCCGAAGAGCACCCACCTCTCCAAAGCTCCAATAAGTTGATATACCCTCTCACAACCTAACGTGGTTAAGCTTTCAAGTTCATTCACACATAGAATGATACTATCTAGTACTCGGTTATGGTAGCAAATCGTCATCAAAAAAAGCAGAAGCTCCACTTGGTCCTCAGTTCGAAGTATAGGACGGGCATTCACCTTTTGTAACAAGGCTGAGTCCAAAGACTTACCCTCGAGCCAATTACCGAGGGTAACCGCACTATCCTCAATTGAGGGAAGGGAATGCCGTTCCATGGACTCGAATCGAACCTCCACGAGTGCTCGATAAAAGTCCGAGATGGGGGACCGTCGGCTTACCATACCCAGAAGATTTTCCGGAATCGTGACTTCCCGACACGCCACTAAGCCCCAAAGAAGGTCCCAACCAAAGGGATTCGGGTAAGGAATCTCAAATGCAAGAACATCGTTTCTATTGGAACAAGTCAAGTTTCGGGATAGCCTGATGAGTATATCTGTATGACCTAAGGAGTTTACTTCATTCGGACTCATGAGTACCAAGCGACCGCTCAGAAACTTTGATACGTGGTCCCTATCAGCCTCCCGAACTACCTGAAATACCTTACGGGCAGGATTCTCTTGGTTATGAACCCATTCGACTACAGAGCGTAGCTGAGAGGGGCTTCTGTTTTTAGATTTTTTGTGGAAACGCCGGAAGTCTACCCAATACTCCTCAATAGAAGATTCCACTTCAATACACCCCTATACTAAAGTTACCGTCACAGAAGGGCCTTCTTGAGCCAATCTGGTAGAAGGTCATCTTTCGAGTAACCTATGGCGACCCACCTTTCGGGTTCCTCACTAAGGTCTCCAAGCTTGGGAGCTCCAACCATGAGAACCTCTAACCAATTCCGGGCAACTTCCATAGACTTCTTTTTTCGCTCTAGTTGCTTATATGAGGACACTCGAATAGTCAGATTCACGGCTAGCTTGTGAATCTGCTCAAACACCATCTTATGAAGGTTCGAAGGAGCGTAAATCAGGACTTTTGAATAGACTCCCTCCCCATCCCCTTTCGCCATGGATAATGCCAAGACCAGTGTAGCATCCACAAGGCTCGGTTCTGGATTTTTAGTTGAAAACCCCCTACCAAACGCACTCTCATAGAGTGCATTCTGCTGACTGGTTAACGTGGTCCCAACGAAGATTTCGTGAACACTGATGCGATTTGCCATGTCAATTTCACATCCGAGGTTGATACCTCTTAAATTACACCGACAGTCAACAAGGTCTGACCCTATCGATCGACATAGTCAAAACCAGAAGTTAGTTGAGAGTTAACGGACCGGTGGGTATCGAAGTAAGCGCTGGAAGATGCTTAGAAACTTGCCATTCTTCAAAAGCTTGGTAGAGCGTTTTGATCGCCAATGGCGTAGCCTTTGCTAATGTCAGTCGTACACGTAAGGCTTTCAAATCGCTTGATTCAGGCCAATCTGTGACCGCGAGTTGTTCGGCCAGTTCGCCAACAAAGTCCCTTCGATATCGCTGTTGTTTGAGCCACTCGGTGAAGTACATTAGGGCACCTTATTTGGCATCGGCGCCATAAATACCCGCAATACGTCACTTCTTAGCTTGAAGGTCGGGGTTTCAGGTTGCTTGTTTTGGGCATCCTCAGACTTGGCCCATTCGACCCACTTTGCGTAACGTGTTTTGAAGCGCCTAGCACACCACCTAGCAAAGTCCTCAACCGTTTCGCATACCGGAGACACTGGGTAACCTTCAGGGGCTTTCCCACTCCAAAGTTGCCACCCGGTACCCGTAGGAGGTTCAACGGGCTCCCATTCCTGGTAGAGATCGACGCCCGCATAAAGCTGTGCTACCGCTGGATTTGGGTTGGGTACCGTCAAGGTTCCCTCACATGTCTCACACTCTCCCCAAATGTTCTTCCGCTTAGCCCGAATTTCAACCAACAGCAGACGAACGCTGGGCGTATCGGACGCCCAGTCCCTTTTTCGAATCCTAATCACGTCTTTTTGTGGAACCCCACCTTCGATCATTTCGATTGCCTCTGCCGTAGAGAGCCTAGGCGCCCATGATCGAAATGTACTAAATAAACGCTTACAAGCCTTATTCAACCCCAACCCCAGACACTCTCCGCAGACAACAGGCCCCGGCCACGGGTTATGATACCCATGCCACACTTGCCCCAACGGCCACTGAAAGTCCACGGGAACACGTTTCACGCACAAGTGAGTCGCCATGATAGCAGTTACACTGCTGGATAAGGTCTTCCAACAAGATTTGGCTTCGGTGTATCCCACCTTACATAGGAACCTGGGTCATTCCGTTACATCTGTAACCCCCAAGTTGTCCTTTCAAGTCCGGTGTAGCTATGAAACTGATGTCAGAAACAGCTTACAAATTCGAGAGTCAAATTTGTAAGAACGCTCGAGGTGCTGAGTCCCCAATACGTTGACACGAAATGTACTCGGTTAGTCATCAAGTCACTGACAAGGTCCCCGGTTACTTTTTGATTGACCCTGCTAAGGGTGACGGTATCTTCGGACTTCCCTTAACCCATCCCCGAAAGAGGTCAACTAGCGACCAAAAAAACCATTTGAGATTGTAATTTCAACCAACCACATAGCCCTGCCAAAGAATTCGGCGGGGCCTCCTAAAGGAGGAGATCTTTGGACCAGGTAATTATTTGGGTTCTATCGCTGATGTCTACAATCGCTCCGCCCGGGAGGGCACAATACATCCCGGAAGCGCGCGAAGACAAAGACGAGGCTGTCGAGCGATATGAATCGATCGCTCGCGATGCTATCGGAGTCGTATACGATCCAGCCGAGAAGCCGTTATTTACGGGAAACTTCGGCCGCATTAAGACTCTGGACGTGCTACTCTCGGTGGCGTCTTTCGAAAGCGGGTTCCGACGAGACGTGGATTTCGGCGAGGGAAGGTCATCCAAGGGGGACGAGGGGCGAAGTTGGTGTCTGAATCAGATCAACCTTGGTAAGGCCAATTCCGAGGGCAGAACCCCTAACCGAATTATCGTGAACTTTGGAGGTGGCTATCGAATCACCTCTAATCAAGAAGAGGGATGGGGTGGTCAAGACCTTGTCGCTGATCGCAAGAAGTGCTTTCACGCGGCGCTTGCCGTTCTTCGTTCTTCCTTTGCTTCATGTGGGAAGTCAGCGCTACAGGACAAGCTGCGTGTCTATGCCTCTGGTTCTTGTGAGCGAGGAGAGGCTGAGAGTCGCCGGAGAATGAGTCTGGCGAATTTTTGGATGACCAAAAAAATGCCACCTTTTAACGACGATGACGTCATGGCCTGGCTGGCAACGCCCGAAGAAAAACCCCAGCAAGAGACCGAAACCGCTCCACTTGAGCTTAGGATTTCGTATGCCGCCCCCCTTTCGTTGGGCTTTAGTCAAGGATGGGGTACTATTTTATATGACCCTCGCAAGGGCTGGGCTTCTAAGTTAGACTCCTTGTTTGGCTTAGTCTCTCCTGTCAACGCACTAATGAAACGACCCTAGCCTTTCTATTTATCGGATGGCCGAAACTGGAGGACCCGAATGGCTCGAATGACAGACCAGGAACTAGTCGAACTCAAGGCCCGTGCAATTACGGCCATGGGATCTGGAAGCATTATTGGGAATGCCAACAACTACCTTGTAGAACTCGTCAGTGAGGTTCAAGAGCTTCGCAAGGCTGGTCAAGTCAAGCCTTCTCTTCCAGGGAAACTCTTAGTGGGTGAGATGGAAGTCAAAAAAGTGGCCCTTGCTGAGGGTCCGAAGGACCTCCAGGTCAAGGTTGCTTCCCAAATTGAAGCACACGCCCAAGTAGAGGCTTCGGTAAGCGAAGAGACTCCAGCTCCAGTCACAAGTCCAAGCCCTAAAAAAGGCAAACGTCGCTAGACCCTATCGTCCTCTTCGTCGAACAACACCCGAGCAAATCGGGTGTTGTTTTCTAGGCTTTGTTGGAGAGTGAGCGCAACAAGATTCTTGATCCTCTCACTCTGATTTTCACTCACTACCGGAAGAGAGTCATACTCAAAGGAGACACTTGACCACGTCCGAAAAATGGACGCTAGGGTAGCGGTATAGCTACTCTCATCGGCCGTATAATACCCTTGGACTTTCAGCAAGTGAGAGTACTGAATTGGATCCCCAGAAAGAACAGCAGGCCATGCTTTTGAAAACCTCTTGTGCACGATACCAACATGATCCGTAGCCCCCTCTAAGAGGCTGTCAAACGCCCGGAATCTACACCCAGGATGGTCCGGGTAGAACCAAAGAATGCACGTCCCATCCTTCCGATAGGCCGTAATCTTAGCAGTAGTCGGACTCTTGGCTTGGTAGGCCTCCGCTTGTGCCTTCTTCAGGATTTCATTACAGGCAAAATAGGTATAATCATATCCGTCACCCTCTCGGGATTTCACGTTCCCGAGGTTGTAGCAGTGACAACTCTTCATCCAACCAGTCTCTAAGCTTGTCTGAGCAAGAAGAACCCATAACGACTCTTTCTTTGGGGGTTCTTCGAATAAGTTGAGCCAAGCCTGCCATAAGGCCGTGATCAACGCTTCTTTGCTTACAGGGGTTTTTTTATCAGGTAGGCGTTCTGGCATACTCCACACGAAAAAGAGATGGATTAGCCAGTTGTCCGGGCACGAATCTCAGATGAACTGATATCCCACTGACCGCGAAGTGGGATACATGATAGTCCTGGATTTCTAACATCTTCAAGAGTTACGAGTTTTCCTAAAAATGTGTCTCCATGGTTACCAAGTACTCTTCCGGCTACATAGAAAGTAGTATTCGTCTCCCTGAAACCAGTTACCAGGTCATCTAGGGTTGGACCCCATTTACAATCCAGCATTCGAATAAGAGCATCGGCTCCGATAATGATCCCAACCCCTGGGTACCGTCTAGCTTTGTCCAAGTACAGTGGGAGACCCGAAGTGAAAAGCCGGTTTTTACCACTCAGCATCTTCGCTCGTTGCACCAAGGTCGCAAGACTTAGCTTTCCCTTATGCGGGCAATCCTCTTCGATCGCAAAGGCTACGGGACCTCCAGTGAAGTTGACAAAACTATTCTCTATTCCGAAGTGCCCTTCGTGAGGGGGGTCAAAAGCTCCTGGGAATATCGCTCCGTGATTTAGATAGTCATCTCCCGGGGGCAAATCCTCCAATCGCTTACCCTCAGCGCTAAAATAAGGACGTTTGAAAAATCTTTTTTTGGCGAGTTGGGTACCCTCTACGTGATCGATATACTGAACCGTATTAGGCTTGAACTTCAGATTCCCCCAAAGGTGTCCGGTTGCCTCTAGAATGACGTTTGCCACGAAAATATCACAAGCTTCCCCGTCAAGGATCCTCTGCTCCTTCCCCTGCCCTTTTTTGAGAATTATCGACGAGAGCATACAAGCATCATCTCGAAGGTAAGCCGCAAAGGCCCTGTGTTCCCCTTTATGGGCATAGGTTGAGGCCACCGAGGCCGTGAGGCCTATCCCAATTGCAGGAGCACCTCCGGGCTTGTAGGCCCTATAATAGGCCTCTGTAGCTAAGTCCACCGCTGTTTCCACTGAGGCATAGCTCTCCGGAGTGAAGCCCAAGTACTCATCTGTTGCCTCGGGAGCGTACGGAAAGGCTGACTCAACTAGGACCGATGAAATGCCTGGAATGTTCCAAAGGTGCCCTTGGATTCCAGCTCCAGCCCCTGTACAAACAAGAGCTATTCGTACTTTTGTTGAGGTTAGCGACTCTAATAAGTTGGAGATCATAGTGCTCGTTCCAAGGCAGGAGAATCAGATTGAGAGATATCTGTCAGAACTTGATTGAGTTCTTCTTGCTGAGCCCAAGCATCAGAGGCCCTCATCGCAGGGTTAAGGTCAAGGAACCTGTGAACGAAGTCTTGGAGAGATCTCGGCACCGAGTCTGGCATCATATTATTCTTAGGATCCCCTCCAAGCAAGGTAACTATACACTTAGCTAACATGTACAGATCTGTGACTGAACTAGAGTCACTATGGCTTAGTATCTCAGGGGCGTAATAATCCAAGTAATCTGCTGCCACCGCCCTGACTTTACCCCTGGGTCCTCTGACAGCATAGGACCAATCTATGATCTTTAATCCACCATCGGTTGAATTCACAAGAATATGGGGAGGGAGCACTGCTCCGTGAAGGAACCCTTGCTCATGAACGAAACCAAGAGCCACAAGAGACTTTTTGAATACTCGACCAACATCCCAAAATCCTAACCCGTTTGAGTTTGCCCTCAAATCAAGTAGTGTTGAAAACCCGGTTAGTTTTTCGAGTATGTGACATTGAACGCCTGACGACGTCTTGAAGCCCCCATAGCTCCTAGGTAGGTATCTATAGAACTCCTCATTATTAGCGGATAGGGGGAATAAGGTGTTGAGCGTTCGAATCTCATTTTCAATCAATTCGTTGTCCAAGTTATCCTGAACGACCTTTACAACTACCTGAACTCCTTCTTGTACCTCATCGATAAAGTCTGAGAGAATTCGAGAGAATCTAGTCTCAGGCTCCTTTGTGGTACCTTCCTCAATGGGCGTTGGTAGGATGTAGCTCCCCTCATAAATAGCACAGAGGTCCCCCTCTCTAACTTTTTCCTGTACTGTTAAGTACGCATCCCCAATTTTGGTGGATTTAAACCCTGGCTTGCTGAAATCAATAGTTGCAAGGATATCAGTCAGTGCTTTTTCCGGGCTTAGGGCAGACTTAACACTCATTTTTGCATTGTGACTTCGCCTGGGCATCAGCTTCGCCTTCGCCTATATGGTTGATCTAACAAGACCCCGAACTCAATACACCATACTGTCCAATATACTCTGACGATCGATTTACTCAACGTTACACAGTGTACCACGTAAGTTGCCCGGACCAAGTGAGTTCCTGGAATAAATGACTCTCCTACATGTATCTTAGAAGTAAGCCTACTGAAATTAAGACTCCACTTATGCCTGAGGCTGGGCATGGACGCTGAAAAAACCGGAACGAAACCCGAGGCTCCCAACGACGCAAACTGGCCCCCAGCTCCAAACTTTGCGCCACCAGATCAGATGACTCGACGAAGTTTATTCGGGAAGTTTTCCTTCGTCCCGGCTCCGACACCAGGAAACCCTGAGGCAATCCGGATCACTGACGCCTGGGTGTCCAAAAATATGGTATCTGTAGAGATTCCTCAGCTCCAAAATGTCGGTGCAAAACCTGTTCGAAACTCGGTCTTCTTCCATCGAAAGGGAACGGAACAACTCAAGTGTCTCTTCCAGGCGTGGGAAGAAGCTGGGCTTCTAAACCTAGTGAAAACATGGGGAGGATCCTATGCTCCTCGATTTATTCGAGGAAGCCAGTCTATCTTGTCGAATCATGCTTTCGGTACTGCGTTTGACATCAATGTGCAATGGAACCCCCTAGGACAGATTCCAGCCCTCAGTGACAAAGAAGGCTCGGTTAGGAAACTTGTTCCGATTGCACACGAATATGGATTTTTTTGGGGAGGGCACTTCCCACGTCGCGATGGGATGCATTTCGAACTGGCCCGTCTTTTGTGAGGTATTATGAGACGTGTCCCAGCTAACTTCAGCTTCATCATTTAAGAAAAGCGCCGAGGGCCTCTCCGGGAAGTTGCGCCAACACGGCGTTCCCAGAGCTCTCCAACTAGCCTCTCAACTTGACCTTTTCGCAGAAAAGTTCACGATCAAGGAGGCTAGTCATGACGAGTATCTTGAGTTGATTGACGATTACATGGGGTTGGTCTGTGAAGTTCGTAGGATTCTAGTACCGTGAGAAGTCAAGAATTACGCGGTCTACCTCCCGCCAAAGATCCTCAATCGTTCCATTGTTTTCCAACACCGCATCGAATTCATCATCATAAGTCCCCAATAGATCAAGCTCACTTTGATGATTAGGCACCAACTTCAGCTTTTCTACTAGGCGTTTGACCCGAATTAGCTTCCCACCCTGTGCACGGATAGCATCAGCTTCATTTCGATACCTAAGGTCTGTAATAACGACATTCTTACCTGGCTTACCCCTACATGGGTAAAGACCATGCTTTTGCTCATAATACCAATTACCAGATTCGAGTCTTTTAGCCACTTGCATGGCGTAGTCAACCCAAGTGTTCAAGTAACACCCTCTCCCCCATTCTTCCCCCAAGGTACGAAGTGCATACCTTGGGGTCAGGAAGTTGGGCGTTATTTTCGTCACTAGGTCCTTGACTGACGTCGCGTCAACAGCACTTCTTGGGTATCTTGTGTCCGGCCTATTTCGCAGTTCGCTAGGCCCCCAAAGTTGATCATCCGAGAAGCTATAAATATCTCGAACAAATCTCTTCATCGGGTCTGCAAAAGCCAAAGCGACGAATTCGTGTTCCATGACTAGCCGCTTTGCGGCTTCATCTTTTCCAGCCCCAGCGTTGCCTCGACGAGAGAAGAGACCGAAAAATCTCTTCTCAATAGTGAGTCCAGAAATACCAACGATCATGTCGGAGTCCTCATAAAGCTCATCAACTTACCATCATCGTCGAATACGGCGGTGATATAGCCCCAACCTTGCTTGGGGCCGGATTCAATCACCCCGGTGATACCGTTGAGAAGACCCAGAGTACCCAACAAATCCGAGTGTACTTGAATGGTAGGGTGTTCACAGGTTTCCAAACTCGCATTGACGCGAACCTCGAGAAGCCTCCCAACGTCCTCTCTGACCCTAGGGTCCTGGATAAGGGCGTTGAGGCGTTGGATGATCTCGTTCGCAATTTCTACATCTTTCATGTGACCTCTTGTTCGAACTCACGAATACTTTTTGCCTCAAATAGGATACGGGCTTCTGACACTGGAATGAGCCTATCGCGATTTTCCCACATGGCTTCGAAAATCTTCAATGGAATGTCTTCGTCCGTTTCCTGACAAGCTACGACGAGCAATTCACCACCTGGGTTGATACTCAGGCTATGCGCCATCCTTGAGGCCTCCACCGGACCCAAGGACCCATTCAGAACACACACCCCTAGACAGGTCCCCTCATTAGCGAAAGAACAATAGGTAACAGCCCTTGCGAGTCGAAGTGCATCAGAGCTCATTTGTGAGTCCCATTCGTCAGAATTGAAGCCAGAATCATTCCTAAAGTGGCCCAATCCACCGAGGGGCTACTCAAGATTTGACGTATAGATGTAAGCTCGATATGAGTCCTCTCTGTGTCCGTTTCGACACCAAAGGTCTTTCCAGAAGCTGAAGTAGCCCTAAGCTGATCTCGCTCCTCCTCAGTTAGGCGAGCAAAGAAAAGCGTAGTTGCATGAGCCGCAAGGGTACCGGCTACTTGACGAGTACCTAAGTCAAATACCCTAAGAGGGTTAACCGAGAAGGAAGTTTCTTCCTCCAATTCAGCTAATGCCGTTTGTAGGGGCTCAAGATTCTCTTTAGAGGACCCTCCTGGCAACTCTAAAATGTCCCCAGAGTGAGTCCGGGCAGGGCTCCTAAACTCCCTTACTAAAAGAACCTCCGTGTCAAAAAAGTAATCCGAAGTTCCCTTCTTATCTTCAGGACGATAGAACAAGGTAATTGCAGAAAGATCAGTACGCCCTAGTACAAATTCGTTGGACTTTATCCGATTCTCGGAAGCGATCCATACTTCTACGTGAAGTACCCAGCAGAAGACCTTTTCCCGGTTCGGGCCCACACGAAAGTTCCAAAGGACTTTGGCAGACTCCAGTCTATTTCCAGCAGCTTTCTGAGATGCATACCAGAGTTGGAACGTTGGGTGAGTCCACACGAGTAATGGAACAGTAACTTCCCCATTCACACGAAACGCTCCATCGCCAAGAAGTTCCAAAGCTTTGGTAAGAACTCCGTCAAGGGTCTGAGCGACCGGAACCTTCAAACGTTCGGCCATGACTTGCATATAACGAACATTCTCGGCTTCTGGCGGACACCCCAGAACCGCCTTTCCGGAGTCCGCCCAAATTCCCCATTCCACATTCGTGGTCAATGCGGGCATTGTTTGCATATTCCTCGGCACCCAGAATACGATCACGTCAGCTGCACTTAGTGCTTTTGATTCCCATTCAACTTGGTCTGTGTAATCACCCTTAAAGATACCACCCCTGTCCTCAGGCACATAGACATGCCCATTGAATCCAAGAGCCTCTAGAATTTTTATTGCCCCTGGTCTCCAACTCTTGACTGTAGAATTCCTTGGCGTTGGCCCAGCAAGAAAAATACTCTTAGTAACAGCTAAAGGAATCGGCTCGCGTGCGTAAATAACGTTTAGTTTATCTTGAGTCATTCTTGTCTCTGCTAAGGTAGGATTGAATCGTCGGTGAGGGTTGAGTCATCCATAAGGGCCTTCTCTATCTCAATGAGATCATGAGGCACCTTCCCCGAGGCTGCGATATTGTCTAGAAGCTTCTTGATCAATGCTTTTTTGGACTCATACGGACTCGAATGAGTCGGAGCCGGAAGACGAAGAACCAAATACAAGGACTCAGGAATAGACAACTCTCTTGGGTCCTTATGGAGTAGTTCTCGACATGCGGGCCCAATACCGTAAATATCAGGTCCGAACTCGACCACGTTTAGGTAAAGCTCTAAAATTCGGTCCTTGGAAAGACTACTCTCTAAGGCGACGGTTAGGATAGCCTCTTGAATCTTTCTGCCCACCGTACGCTTTCGCGATAGCCACAGATTTTTGCTGAGCTGCATAGACAAGGTTGAGCCACCGCGAAAGAACCGTCCGAGTTTCAGATTATCTCTAAGGCTATGCTCAATCGCGGCTGTGATGAATCCCCGGTGCCCGAAAAATCCTGGGTCTTCCGTCGTGGTCAGGGCCGTTGCCATGTTCGGGGAAATCATCTGAAGTGGAACCCAATCTGGGGTACCCACCCCAGACTCTCTTTGAAAAGGCTTACCTCCTGGGTGGTACGCTGTGTACGTGAACTTTCGGTCAAGGACTTTGATGAAATCCGGAATCGGCCCATCCAACTTACAGGTATTTGTGATGGTAAGCTTTACATCTGGCTTCAGTTTCACGTGGAACTTGAAGAGCCCGGATAATCTGACTTGCGAGAGAGGGCCCGTTTTCATTTCGTCGGGAATCGCGTCGAGCCATTTTTGACAAGGTTCTTCTCCCCACGTAAGTCTCTGACTCAGGTTGAAGTTGACCTTGACTCCCTTAACCGAAACCCACAGGTCTCCGGCTATTGGGTTCTCCAAGTTTACTGGAGGGAAGCTTACATCATGAAAGGTCAAAAACCCTGGGAATAAACGTTCATGAGACACGGTAATGCCCCGAGAGCGAGCTGAGGCTTTTCCTCCCTCGAAATTGATTGATAGCCCTTGGGCCGAAATTGATTGACGTACAAGGGAATCAATTTCCAACTTACCTTTTAGGTCTAAGGTTCCCTTACTGAAAGTGACTTTTCCTACAGGAGTCTCATGAATCATGAGATCTGGAGTGGCATCCCCGCCATCGAAGCTGACCCGATCTGCTTTACGGTCAAAGCAGAAGTTGGTCAGATGCACTTCCATACGAGGGTGCTTCGCGCGCAACTCAGAACTACACACTTTTGAAGAGTCAAATCCAGCCTTTCGCGCCTCCACGGTCCACTTGCCATTGCGTACAAGCAAGTCGATATTCTTGGCAACAAGATTATAGCCGTCCCCGTCCCCGTCCCCGTCGCCACCAATCAGGTTGACATCGAGATTTCCTCCATCGGCTTCAATGGACTTGTTATTTTTGCAGGCAAAGGCTCGAAGAATCGTTCCTTTCACATTTGGCCTATCAATACTTACTCCAATAAGGTCGGCACACTTGAGGCTTTTCAGCTTAACCTTGTCCACGTGGATTCCCGGCTTCAAGCTGTTTATGTACCGAGTAACCAGATAGGGTGTCGCCACATAGGTCAAGACAACGGACCCAGCGACGGTTCCAATGGCAATAGCCCATTTTGTTCGGGTTTTCACACTGGTTGGTTACACCGAAATGACGAAAGGCGGACCAGGTTTTTCTGTCCGCCTTTCGATTCAAGACTTACCTGCGGTTACAGTTTGACTTGCACCTCTTTCATTTGGACCTTGCAATTGATCCCCGTGAGGTTCCCGAAGTCCAAAGTCATTGTGTTCTCATCAAGACTCGAAAACTCCGAGAACCACACCTGACCTACTACAATCGAGAACTTGATGCATGCAATCTCATAAATAAGCTGACGTGCCTTGGCAATAGCATCCTGGGCCTTGCCATCAATCCACGCAATAAACGATGCCTCTGGGTCCACCGCTTTCGTGTACTCTGGTCCGTTGAGCCAAGCTTCAACTTCGCGCACGAAGGGCGCCATAAGAGCAACGCTAGGGGTCATCTTGCTCGACCCCAACTTGGCCCGGACGTCAGCTACCTTGGGCAGACTTGAGAAACCTTTGATCGATACACATAACTCCTTACTCATATAGCAATCGGTGGCTTCGTCTTGGATGGTCTTGGGGCAAAAACCACTGTAATCAGTGAAACCTTGGCTCGCGAGCCATTCAGCGGCCTCGTTTCCGTAAGTGGACTTGAATGAAGCAGACTCTTTCCTAGGTACCTTCTCATCTCGATAAAATCTATACACTTTCTGAGCTGCCCTCGCGGTTTCTAGCTCAAAACTCTGCTGAAAAAGTACCTTTGCACTCGCGGACTTTACCATTCTCCTGTTGATAACGGGGAGTGCACTCAAGTTTATGACTCCCTCCACAAAGTCACCAGAGATAGTCATCCGATTGGGCTTGGCCTCTTTCGGCAAAAGAGCAGCTAACTTATTTGCTGTGGCTTTAGTGACTCTCACCGGAAGCTTCTCGATATTGACCAATCCGTCCTTGAGGACCGCATAATTTCGAAAAACGAATGTGGGAAAAACACAAGGTAGCTTATCTTTTAGGTTATCTGGCAGGCGAGAAGACAAATCTACGGTACCACTCTTACGAACAAGCATTGAGATATTCGGACGATCTTCATTGTAGGTCAGACTGGAGATTGGGTACCCATGTGGACACGGATCTGATTTAAATTTAAGGGCCTCGGGCTTACTATCCATAAGGGCCGCTAGCTCTTTTTGGAGATCCTTCAATTTGGTGGCATTTTTCTCAGAAGTCATCTTCTCGGTGATTTCCGCGATCTTAGCTTGCTCCTCCTCAGTAACAACTTCATTGGCATCTACTCGACTACGGCCAATTCTGGTATACTTGAATTCAGGGTGCTCAAGTAGAATTGTATTTGTAGTCTCAGAAGAGAGAAGTTGGAGGAGGTCTAAAATCGTGTACGCGTCATCGGCCGGAACCTTGTTCTGGTCAAACCCCTTGGTGAACCTACACTTCACTTCGAAGGCCGCCGCTTTCACCGAATCCATATACTCTGAATAACGCTGCTTGCCAAAGCACGTTGAAAACTGTTCGATAAAGTGGACGTCCCCAAGACACTTAAGCAGGGGGTAAACAACATCCGGCTTCATTCGAACGCTGTAAAGGGACACGGCTGCATAAAGAGGAGGGATGATGCGAGTCTCTTTACCGCCATTTGCGAAGTCTCTAACAAGGGAACAAGCATCCTCAAAGGGCCTCTCACCTATCGGAGAAAGCCACCAAATTTCCGCAGTATCCTCGGGAACCAGGGCTTTTCCGTTATCAACCGAATAGGTTGTTAGGTCCCCATCTATCAAAGTATAGACAAACCCTCCGATAGCTGAAACTGGAATCTTGACCTCAATCCGAGGGGCCCCGGACAACTTTTTCGCAAGAACACCTTCAAAAATCGGCTGAAATCGGTCGAAGTGCTCTGCGAATATGAGCTGACCGCCAGCCTTCTCAGCCATTTCCGTCAGTAATGGTCGGTCTGCGTAATAGCCATACTCAACGAATGTTGCAGAACTGAGCCCCCCAGCCGTTTTTTCAACAACTCTTAGGATTTCTGACCGATCCCACTGGTTGTCACATCCATCCGACATGAAAAAGAGACTGAATACATTATCGTTTTTCTTCTTGATTCTCTCGATAACCTTAGAGGCTTCTTCCAATGGCTCTTTGAACCCAGTAAGGCCCACCGGCCTAAGCCACCGGTCAATCGCTCGATTTACCTCGGCTAGGTCTGCTAGGGTCGCCACAGGCTCTGCTTCTAAGAGGGTGCCGAACTCCTTCTTCCCTGAGAACCAGATCACACTCAAGGTGTCTTTCTCCCCAATGAGCTTAGGAAGCTTCTTTTTGAGTTGCTCCCTAATCTTGGGTAATTCACTATACATTGACCCTGAGCAGTCGATCAAAACAATATGGTTGACAGGCCTTTCAATCGGCTTTTCGAGGCTTTCAGTCTTGGCAATACACTCTTGTGTGAGAAATAAACCGTCAGAAACCTTAAAGGATAGCATTCTTGGTCCCTCAGTATGGGTGCAGACTGTGTTACACCAAGAGGGAGGGGTCAACCCTCAATTATTTCGAGGGTCAGAGATAGGATAGGACTCAGAACTAAGCGGCTTTTTGTCGGGCTTGGAGTTTAGTCAGCCACTCTTCAAAGGCCTGCCCCTTCACAGGAGTCTTTTCTGCTAGCTTGGTCAGGCACCGACTAACCACCTGACGTACCCTCTCGCGAGAGATGCCATGTTCCTGTCCAATTTCATTTAGAGTTTCGTCTTCCATGATGCTCCTCCGAACAAACTCAGCTTCGCGAGTAGACATGTTTAGAAGGGCTCGATGCGCTATCTGAGTTACCTGTTGCTCGAATATCAGGTCCTCGACCGATGCAGACTCGTCCTTGAGCGTTGTTTCAAACGGAGGAGCGTCCGGGGACCAAGAGTTAGGTGCCATGTCCTCAAAGTTAAGGACATGTCGATACCCTAATCTTACCTTCTTCAAGGGAAGATGCACAGTCGAGACATTATTCTTAATGTACCGAAGCATGTACCCTTTGATATACCACACTATATAAGTAAGGGCCTTGTTATCTCTTGACTCATCCCATTTTTCGTAACCGCGAAAGATTCCAATCCGACCCTCCTGAAAGAGGTCTTCTAGCTCACCCCGGTAGAGGGTTCCGGCACACTTTCGGCCGATTTTTTTGATCAGCGGCTCATGTAATTCCATGAGAATATTTATTGCCTTCTTATCCCCAGCCCGGAAGCGAAAAATGTACTCCCGATGCAATTGCTCGTCCTTTCTGATTCTTGCTAGGGTATTGGGATCCGAAATCATAAAAGACCTCAAAGTTTAACTAGGCTCAGGACTTAAAGCTTTTGCAAGCTTTGCGCCCCCTGCACGACATACGGTTACGAAAAACTCTCGAGTCCATGGGCCAAGTGCTCGTGGACCTTTCAAAATCCAAATTCGAAAGCATTCGGCAAAGCCTTCAATTGGGCTTGTGTCCCCATACTCAGAGATTTCCTCTACCTGAACGATCTCACCTTCCCAGCCCATGAGGAAGTCTCGGTAGCGACTCTCGTCAAAACTGGTGGCATCCCAAGGCACTACGGGAAAGCTCGCCAGCTCTTTGAATTTCAGCTCCTCGGTCTCGCTCTTGGCGGCCGGGAGAACAACGGAGAGAAGTTTGCGGTCGTCGTTGAACTCCTTGGGGTTTTTGGGGTCGATCTTGTTGGAGATTAGCTGGACAAACCGATAAATGTCATCCTTGGTGATCGTGACACCACGATTCGCAAGCACCTGCTCCCAATGGGCTCGCGCCTGGCCTGGGAGGGCCTTGAACCAGAAACGGTGGCCAATTTCGTGCACCAGGGTACCCTTTCCAGCGTCCGACCCTGCCAGCCCGAGAGGGAAAAGGGTCAGCGTGTCGGTCTCCGGGTTATACATGCCGTTGGTGAGGGCTTCTCGCTGGTCAAATTTGAACGTCACCGTGAGGCCCTTGAGGGCTTCCCCGAACCCAGCCCCCCTGACCACGTCGAACCGCTTCTTGAGTTGGTTTAGTGCTGTGTAGAGCTCCTTCTCGGTGGTTTCGTCACCATCCCGGCCGAAGTTCTCCAGGATGACAGGCACCCCCCCAACCTCGAAATGGTCCACCTGGTCGTGCCTGATCAGTGGACCCCCACCCTGGGAGTCCAGGTACTCACCTAGGTCCTTGAACGCCTTGGTGGCCGCTACCTGATAGCGCTTGATGTTCCGGTCTCTCTCGTTCCGGAGCTTAGCTAGGTCCGGGATGTTCCCGTACATCGTCGGGAACAAAATGCTTATGGTGTACCGGAAGTCCCAGGCTGATTTCTTGACCGATTTTTCTAAGTAGGTGTCCTTGTCCCGTTCCCGCTTTGGAAGGACCACCTTGTAGACCCAGTCAGTGAATTCATCCCTGAACCGGTTAAAAAGCGTCCAAGCTTCCTTGAAATAGTCTTTCGCCTTTTCAGCCGCCTCCTGGTCATCCCAGCCGAAATCCAGAGGGATGTCGCGGTAAATCTTGGTCATCATCCGGAGGTCCTTTTTCCACTTCTCCAGAGTGGCCTTGTCCACCACGGCGGCATAGCGCCGGGTCACGTTCGCGACGATCTGTCTCTGAGTGCAATTGATTTGGTTCATCACGTAAAGTATGAGATAGAAGGACTAACTAAACGTCAGCCCTCTTTCCAGCCGGGCATGAAAGACTGTTCAACGAGGGCCATGCACAGGTCATCGATTTTCTTTAGGTCTGGAGACTTAGGCAGAGTGGAGACTTTCTCCGCCTCTTCTATCTCCTTTTCCCTAGCATTAAACCACGAGGTCAGTTGATCAAATGTCCAAGCCCCATTACGAATCGCCAATAGCTCCTCAGCGTCCTTCCGTCGCACCTTCAAGCTACCTGTTTGAAGCGTCTCTAGACAACTCCGCGTGAGCCGGACCAAGTGCATGGCGTGCTTGCAATCGAACCCATACTTTGCTTCAATCTCCGCACGCGCCGGGTTTCGAGACTTTTTCCATTCTTGATATTGCTGAAAATTCCGAAGCTTGGAGTAGTACCGACGCTCTTTGTCCATGATTTGAAGAAAGTTGTCGTCAAACCCGAGTGACCTACCAGCTGACAACCAAATCTCGTCTGAGGCTTGCGGTTCACTCCAGGAGGTAACTTCCAACAATCGTCGGGTAAATTCCTCTTGAATCGCCAACCTTAGATCTGGAGTAACATCATCGAGTAAGTGCCAAGTCCACCCATCCACCTGCTTCGTGATCAGTGCCTTGGCCGCCATAATTTGGTCAGCAGGAATTACCGTTCTTTCGGGAAGTCCAAAGTCTCTCCGTTTGGGCATCACTTCCACGGGATTTAAGAGCCAACTTCTATGAGTGAGGATACGCTTCATTTGCGCATGAGCATACCCAGAAAATGTATACTTGACCCGTCGAGTAAGGAACAAATCTCGGTGGTCCAAAAGGATCTTAGACAAAGGAGTGGTAAGAAGGTGGTCCTCAGGTTCAGTAAAAATTAGCTCAAGTGCGTTTGGGTTGCACTGGGAAGCCAACTTCAGAAACTTTCGGAGTTCGAATATACAAAAATCAAGCTCCTTTTGTTCTATTTGCTCTACCTGCTTAGAACATCCGAGATAGTACACTTTCGGTGCAATGAAGATACCTCGAATATCAATGTCCGACGTCGGTAGGTTTGTGCCATAGGCATGAGATCCATGCCTCGTCATGTAGATAGTTTGGTCAGGGAGCCAAGCTTGGCTCCCTGTATACTGACTCCAGTGGAACATGATGGGACTTACACCGGCGAGATTTAGAGGGTCTTCAAGAACTTGGGGGCTCTGGTAATCCTTCCATCACCCTCGATCCGAAAAGTCATGGCTTTTACCACCCGTATGGACTCACTGCTTCTACTAACGACCCTTTCAATGGTGCCAGTGATGGCACCGTCATTGTGTTCCTTTCGAGAGGCCGCCCAGACATACCGGGTTCCTTCCACTTCAAACTCCGTTGAGAATCCCGTTTGGGCAACGCAAGCTTCAGCCCAACGCTTCAATACTTCAGCAGCCTCAGCTCTACAACTCCAACCCATCTCCATTACCTCCGAAGGTACAACGTCCCGGCTTCGATAGTTTCAACTTCCGAGAGTGATTGGGCCCCAAAAGTTGGCCGTTTTTTCGAGAGTACCCAAAGGGAAGATTGAGACTTTTCCTACATAGATCAGTTTCCCGTACTCAACACGGATCTCAACAAGCTCCGTGTTGACCCCGTTCACGCCTTGGCGTGCACAGAGGTAGGTTCCTGGTTGGTTCGGGCGACTGCACTTCTTGATGAGTGTGGGTTCCATAGCTTACCCTCTTAGTATTCACTAGGGAGTAGTAAAGTTGTAGCCGAGCGGTCTGCCTCCGTTATGATCCAAAGAGGGCCCTTTTCGCTCTTGTAGCAAGATAGGAGGCGTCCCCCGCGCATGATCGCCCGATCGTTTGTGTGCTTATCTTCGTCGCACAGGTCGCCCCAGTCTCCGCTTGCATGCCGGGTCAGGCACTCCAGCGGGAACTTTGGGTCCGTAAAGGTCCCTACGACTCCAGAAGTCTGTACGATTTGGCCTAATTGGATCTTCATGCTCATGAGTTCCTCCTTCAATGCGCCGTAAACCGGGCGCGTGATTCCCTTACAAACTCCGTGCCCCGGAGATAGGCTTCGCGGGCCCGCTCAAGCAAGCGGGTCAACACCGCCTGCTCTGACCCAGTACGGAGGACCTTCGGGAACTTACCAATCCCAAAGGATTTTTGATCGTTTTCGAACACAGTGCAGACGCGAATCGCGTCTTGCCCGCAACCACGAGCCATGTCCGCGCCAACTCGCAGGCTCGTGTAAACCTTCACCTTCACGCTAGGGTCCATCTTGTGTGCGAAGACATACACGACTTCGCGGTTCTGGACCGTTCGGGTGAACCCCTTAGAGCTTAGAAGGTTCTCAATTGACTGAGCACTCACTGGGACGTATCGGGTTGCCATGCCTCTACAACGGCATGGCTCCAAGATTTTCAACCAAGGTTTAGGAAATCGTCAGACCAGTGCACAGTGAAACGTGTTATTCCACCGACGCCAGGACAGAATTGAGCTCTTGCTCTTCCTCGAATGTCATTTCCTCAGGCGCGTTCGGGTCATACGACTCATCGTATCGGTCCTCTCCAATCAGGTACCCAGGATGAAGCCCGTCGTGCACCTCACGGTGACATCGGCAACACAGCAAGTCCACAACAGCAAGTTCCTTACTGATGGTATCCCAAGACGTCATCTTGTCCGAGATCGTGAACTCTTTCACCTGTGGGTCAGGGTGATGAAAGTCTAAGGCTGAAGGACATTTATCATACCCACATAGGAGACATTTCCCTCCCTTGTAGGCGATAGCCTTTTCCCTAAGTTGCTTGCGCTTCAAAGCGGCTTGGGTTCGACGGACCCATTTTCTATCTAAATCTGTGGTCACCCTAATCAAAATGCATAAGAAAATCCTCAATAGTGTATTTGTGGTTTCTAATTAGTGCTGGAAACAAGCTCAATAGCGACACGGCTCGGGTGAAGTTACGACACACTTTCCTACATCTACCTCAAAAAGATTCAAGATAATCGCCGTCAAAAGTTTGACCCTATAACGTGCGGCAGATATAGGACGGGCATGGGCAACGAATCCACCCAACCATTCCCTCCGTCATCGTTTAATGTGGTCCGGTCCGGACCCTGGGATCCAAAAACATTCGGAATTGTGCAGGTATCCGTCGTCGAGAAGAAAGGTAACTTAGAAGCTATTATCGAAAGTGAAAAGGATCCCCAGATTTACTTCAAAATCAAGGCATATGAGAGACAAGGATCGTACCTTTTTCTAAAAACTACTGCTTGGAGGTGGATCTTCCGAGCCGTCAAATAATCGGTGTTTATGATCTTATGACTGAAACACCTCAGACTAAAGCGAGCCCCTTCGTGAAGTGGGCTGGGGGCAAGAGGCAACTTCTCGCGACCATTCGCAGGAGGCTCCCATCGAAAATTCAAACCTACTACGAACCATTCGTCGGAGGCGGAGCGGTCTTTTTCGCCTTAGCCAATCGCCGTACTTTCAAGCGGGCTGTGATCAACGATCTCAACTCGGAACTTATCGATACCTACCGTGCGCTGGCAACAGGCAAAGTTCAAGAAGTCATCGAACTTTTGAGAACCTACCCCTATGACAGAGAATTTTTTTTGGATATGCGGACTAGAGTTCCGACCGAGCTAAACTTAGAAGAAAGAGCAGCGCGCTTTATTTACCTCAACCGCACTGGATTCAACGGGCTCTATCGAGTCAACCAGAGTGGGGGCTTCAATGTTCCGTTCGGAAGCTATACAAACCCCACTATCTGTGACGCTGAGGGGCTCGTGGAGGCCTCGAAAGCTCTTGAAGGTGTCACAATTGAGTGTCTAGACTTCGCCCTCTCTGTGGAGCCTGCGGGTCCCGAAGACGCTGTGTACTTTGACCCCCCCTACTTACCGAAAAGTGAAACTTCCAACTTCACTGCATATACCGTAGACGGATTTACCCTAGGGGACCACGAACGATTAGCGGAAGTGTTTCGTGCCTTGGCTAATCGAGGGGTGTCTGTCTTACTGTCAAATGCAGACGTGAGCGCGTCTCGGAAACTTTACCACGGGCATAGAATTTCGCGAATTCAAGCGAAACGGAGCATCAATAGCTCTGGAGACAAGCGGGGAATGGTGGGTGAGATTCTGGTCAGTTCAACCCTATAGGGTCTTGTATTCCTGGACAAGATTCAGAAGATAAACATACGGATTCGGGTCGTTTGGTTTCACATGGTAGCTGAACCCTGACGCTTTACTATGTCCGCCCCCACCATGAGCTTTAGCGAAAGCTCCCACATCAAAAGATCCCTTCGACCTGCATGAGACCGCAATCTTTGGTCCGAGTGCATCCGAGGTCGCGGGCCAGTTTTCTAGGTCCGCGTCTCGCTCAACGAAATATGAAAATGCCAGGACCAAGTCGAATGGCTGGGTCCGCAGTCGCTCAGCCACGTCACTGACAGCTGAGATTCCCTCGTGGATCAGAACCTGGATCCCATTCGAAGTTTTTGCCTTGTACGCCCCTTCTATAACTTTG